TACGGCTGATTCCAGTTCGTTAGACTCGAGACTTGACCAGCGATATAGCCGTTACCGATGCGCCCAGCTGTCGTGCACTGAGCGACGCCGGAACCTGACTGCTGCCCTGCAGGTATCGGGATGTCTGCGAGCGTCACAAAGAGAATGTCGTTGACAGTCTGCGCGCCAGTCCCTGCAGTAATGACGACGTCGAACGGCAGGAGGCCGGTGAGCGTGAACTCGAGCGTCGTCAGTGCAAACGCTGCAGGTAGTCGATCAGCGCGCGGCCCGTGCAGCCCAACGACGTTATCCAAGAACGGGCCGCGACTGTACTTAAGCAAGTTCATCTTACAGCCTTGATCGAAGACCACGCGCTCTTGCGTGAAGTGCTGCGCGACAGTCAAGAGCAACATCCGTATCGGGTCTGCTGGCGCGAGCACTTTCGCGACGCCAGTCAGCGTGCGATAGGCCGCTTCATAGTCAGTCAGCATCTCAGAACGAATCAGGCCAGCGTCTTTGACAGCGAAATCGACGTCTGGTAGATGCTCGAGGCTCGACGGGTAAACTTTCTGCGTTGGACTGTCGCCGTTCATTGCGGGTAGCGAATTTCGTCACGGTAAGGTGTGCGAGTCGCGAAGATCACGTTGCGCAGCACGAGCTTGATGCGCGTCACCATCTTGCCTTCGAGCGTCGGTCTGAAATCGAGATCGAGAATCTCGACGCGCGGCTCGTACTTGTGCACGACGTCGAGCACTTCTGCAGTGAAGATCTCAGGCTCGAGATTGATCGGGCTGTCGAGATAGTTCGCTTCGAAGCCCATCAGCCGATCGAGACGCACACTATACTTCGGTGTCAGAATAAGCCTATAAACATTCTGCAAGATCTCGAATACCCCGGCTGCGCCCCAGTCGATGTTGACGAAATCAGCCATTGTGTACCCGTACGAGTTGCCGCTTTCGTCGATGAATTCGATGCCACCGTTCATAGATAAGGCGTCGCGAGTTGAGGTTGATATTCGACAAAGTTCAGTTTGAGCTCGACGCGGATCGGGGTCCCGTCAGCGAGCCAGTGCGTGTATTTCTCGTTCAGTGATTCTAAGATGAACATGCTCGCTCGAGAGCCCGCGGGTTTACCACCGAGCAAGAGCGTCGCAGCGACACCGTTGCGCTGATACGTGTGCAGTTGCGAAACGATCGGGCGAACGTCGCCGGACCACGTCGTCAGCAGCACCATTTTGAGATCAATCTGGATCAGTCCAGGGCCGCTGTATTCGCTCTTCGGTTTCGCGAGCCAGACCATGTGATCGAGATAGCGCCCGTCTTCATTCCGGGTGTACTCGTGAAACGTAGCCCAACGCCCGAACGCTTTACCGAAGAGAAAAGAACCGAACGCACCTTGTGGCATAAGTCAGATATGGAAGCCGTTGATGTCTTCGTGCTCGCCGAGCGTTAACATGTCGCCGATGTTTTCGACGTCGCCGAGCACGAGCAGATTGCCGTCGATCTCGACGTCGCCTTTCAGACTGATATTCGTCGCTTCGATCGTGATCAGCGCGTCGCTCTTGATCGTCACTGCGCCTTTCGGGTCGAGCGTAATCGCACCCTCGGTCGTGAGATGTAACGGCCCTTTGAAATCGACTTCCATAGAGCCAGACGCAGGATCAATCGAAATAAAGCCACCGTCGTCGAACTGCAGAACGACTTGGCCGTCGTTCGCGAGCGCTGGCGGAGGGTTCGTCGGGGTGTAGTGCACTGCGTCAAGTGTCCCGTGTTCATACGAGTTGCTCATGTAACTGACTTTCGCGAGCTGCCCGATCTTCGGTAGCCACGCAGAACGCATCCCCCCTGCCCCGATCTGACCGACACTGAGCCAACCGCTGATGATGTTGTCGCGATCGTTATGTTGCACTTTCGCGAAGAGCCCAGTGTCGTCGTGCTTAACTTCGACGACGCGCCCGACGACATTCGCACGCTTGACTTGGTTGTCAGCGTCGCGCCTGTCTCTGTCAGATAGTTCCATGCTAGTAGCCTTTCGAGGCGAGTTCGCGCCGTAAGTGCAAGCTCGTGACGAACGGCATCACTGAGTGCGTGACGCGCTCGACGAAATAGATCCCTGCCCAAGGGCCATAACCGCGAATCTCGCACGTCTGCCCAGCTTGAGGTGACGTGAACCCGATGATCTCAAACTGCGCAGTGTCACGGTGCTTGTTAGCTTTGCGCAGCATCGCTTTCGCTTTCTTGCTCGCTTTCGTCGCGAGGCCAGCGCCTTTGCCTTTATTCTTGTCTGCTTCGCTCGAAAGATAGTCAGCGTCGATCAAAGGTGGCGGGTCGGCCAACGTGCTAACAGCACTGAACGGGTTTCGCGGGTCCGGTAGTAAATCAGGATCACTCTTTGGGTTATCATACGACTTCACTTTGCGCGCGTTCTTGAGCTTCGAATCGTTGTCAGTCGCTTTCGCTTTCGTGAGTTTGCCTGTCTCTGGGTCAGTGAACGAGACTTCGGCTTCTTTCGCAGTGCCTTCAGTCTTCGTGCGGAACGAGCCTTTCAAAACTGGCGTGACGTTCTCTTCGATGACGAACGCTGGCGCGCGCTGCTCGTACTCGAGCTCGTTGAAAATCTTGATCTGCCCGCGCTTGACCTTCATCGAAAGCCCATTGTCTACGCACTGCTTGTACAAAAACTCGAGATTGAACTCGTCCGCTTGGTCGATTCGTTTGAAACGCGGATCGTCTTGAACATCCCAATCGAGATCGATTTCGTCCTCTTCTCTCAAGATATCTTCTGCGATCTCTTTCAGCGTCTTGCCTTCCCACGCTTTCGTGTTGTTCTCGCCTTTGAGTTTGGAGGTGACCGGCAGCGAACTCCCTTTGATCGAGATGCGGTACGGTGGGAACGAGTACGTCGGTTCGTCGATATAGAACGAGCCGCAGTCGATCTCGCGCGAATCGTTGTAATCTGCCCAGTTCTCAGCGAAGATTCGGCACTCGATTTTCACAGTGCCTTTGCCGGGGAAGCTGTTGTTGAGAAAGATCCTGTTGCTGTCGTCGAGCTCGAGCTGCAGATCATCAGCTTTGTTGAGGTTGTCAGTGTAACTCAGCTTGAGCGCGTACGACTCGAGCCGCGGCCATGCGTCAGCGCCGTTGATCATGAGTTGCGGATAAGCTTTTCTGACAGGGATGATCATGTCCAAGGGATCAACGGCTGCGCTGGGGAGCGCTGCGCGTTCGGTATTGTTAGTCGCAAGTTAGCAGGGAGAATCTTCAACGTGAGAAAGTCGAGATTCGCTTCGATGACGTGATGCATCATCAAGTCGTCGCCGACGTGCTGCCCGTACGCGATACAAGCAACGAGATCCCACTCATCCCCTGAGTTTGTCGTGTGCGTTCTCATGTCGCGAACGAGAGTCGCCTTTCTTGCGATTGCGCTTCATTGAAACGGTTGAGAAAATCGTCAGCGATATCGCGCAGACTGCGCTCGATCGTCTGCGCAGTGTCGCTCGTCGCGTTGCCAGCGATGTTGATGACCGGCGCGAAACTGACTTGATTCTTGTTCGTCGTCGAGCTCGCGCTCTGCTGACTGCCCATGACTGCATTCGCTGCGCTCGCGAGCAGACCTTGCGAACGTTGAGTGCGTTCGAGCGGGATCACCGCTTCTGGGACCCCAGCTTCTGCGATCTGACGAATCGCTGGTTGAGTGAAGATCCCGCCGAACTGCGCGCCGGGGGGCTTACCGCCTGAGCCCCCCATCCACTGCGGTCTGTTTCCCCACGCTTGACCGATCTGCGCGCCGATGTCAGGCATCTTGAACCCGGTGATCGCTGCGATCAACGCGTCCCACGCTTTCTTGATCGCGTCGATCGCGTCTAAGAACGGTTTATTGATCGCGTCTGTCACTGTCTGCAGAGCGCTCGAGATCGGGCCGGCAAGGCCTTTAAAGAACGCGTCGATCTTCGACCAGTCGTCTTTAACTTTCTGCAACGACTCGTTGAACGCTTTCTGGATCGTTGCCCCGATCGTGTTAAATACGCCACCTGCCGCGTTCCACGCGTCACCCATTGCTTTCGCGACTCGAGCAGTGCCTTCAACGAGTCCAGTGAAATCTTTGATCGTCTGCGTGATCTCGTCAGTGATGATCTTCGCGAACGTGCGGCTCTCTTGCCCGGTCGAGCTGAAAGCGCTCGTCAACGGGGCAAACGCAGCGCCAAGAGCGTTAAAAGCGTCACCTAGTTCTTTGACTGAAGTGCTGAATTCTGAGCCTGTAAAGAACGCCGCGAGATGCTGAATCGCTGGCACGACGATCTCAGTCGCAAACTTCGCTGTGTCACCCATCGCGTCAGAGATCGCTTTAAACACGTCTTTCGCGATCGGTTCGATCTCCGGTAGCGTCTTGGTCCAGAATTCGGCGAGCTTCGCTTGCATCGGGATCATTTGCAGACCGATTGTCTCGCTGAAACCGGCGATCATGTTTTGAAAGCGCTGAATCTTGCCGAGATCGGTATCGACAGCCGCAGCGTTCGATTCGCGATATTTCTGGGTCAGGATTTCGACGAGTTTCGTCTGACGTTGCAACGGCGTCGCCGCAGCAAACGCTTTCTTCTGATTCTTATCCATCATGATCCCGACGTCGGCCAACGCTTTGACTTGACCGGTCCCGATCGCTTTCGTGACGCCTTTCGTCAGTTCGTCCATTTGCTCGACTGTCGCGTTCACGCCTTTGACGGCGACGAGCGTATCGCCGAGCACCGGGAGTATTTTCGCGATTGTCTGCGGCCCCATGCCGTAGAGCGCTAACGTTCTGCTCGCTTGCTCGAAGTGATCAGAGTGAACGACGCCTTGTTTGCCGAGCTCTGCTGAGACTTGCTGCAACGCTAAAACTTGACCTTTGATCGCGTCAGTACCGAGCGCTTGCAGCTTCGGGTTCGCTGTCAGCGCTGCAGTCAATTGCTGGGTACGTTTCAGCGCGTCTTTGGCCGCTTGTTCAGCACCACCAAAAATGTTCTCGAAGATTTTGACTGTCGCGAAAGCGGCCAGCCCGCCTAAAGCCATTTGAAAGCCTCGCCAGACTGGGGCGAACGCTTTACCGAGCGCGGCAGCGCCTTTCTTGAGGTTGTCGAGAGATTTGCGAGCAGCGCCGAAAGCGCTCTTGAATGAGCCGCTTATCTTCGCCCCGAGCGCGAGAACTGCTTCATACTCTTTTTTCGCCGCCATCGCGTTTACTCTGCAAGTCGCTGATCTCTCGCGCCCACTCTAAAAGCTCCCCGATGGGCATCGAATACCAAAACGAAACGGGGGTCCCTGGCAACGCTACAGCAAGCGCTACGATGAGCCGTTTGATTGCCGCTTTCGGCGTTTCGTTTTGATCGAAATTTTTCCCAAATATTCGAGCGCTAGATTGTACACTGCGCGCTTGTCTCGGGCCCCGAGCCCACGAAAGACGCCGAGACTGAGCCCGCTCGCTTTACGCAAGAAAAACTCTTGAAAGACGCGATCAGCGATCTCAGTCGAATCGAGCCGATTACCAGTGATCTGCTGATACTGTTTCTCGTACTTCGCTACGTCGTCAGCCGAGATCATCCCTGCGAAATCGAACGTGATCTCGTGATACGTCACGCCGTCAACCGTCACTGGGTCGAACAGATCGACCGTAAACGCTTCTTTCAAGAGATCGACGTCGATCTCGCTGTCGCTGAGTTGAGACTCGAGTTCTGCTGCTTCTTTGATCACGTCTTGCACAGGGTCGCTCATGTTCTGCCGATCAGTTGTTTGACGCGAGCGAGGTAATCGACGCCTTGCACGCGATAGATGTAGTTTTCTTTGTCGAGATAGAATTGCTCGACGTCGTCGTAAATACCTTTGAGCGCGAAGATCTCAAACTCGCTCGAAGCGCCGCTCGCAACGCCGATATCGAGATTACCGAGGTTCAAGCCTTTTGGGAGCGTCCAGAACCAATACCGCCAACCTTTGTGGATGACTTTGTTGTTGCCTGAGTCGTGCAGTTGGTGCGCGACCCATGCGTCGAGCACCATGCCGTCTTGCACGTTCAGACGCGCAGTGTGTTCGTAAGGCGTGTGCCAGTTGATCACAATCGACGCGGGGCCCCAGAAGCCGACAATCGGGACGTCTGACTCGCCAGCGCCGAACTTCATCGAGTCCGTCAGATTAACGATGTTCGGCATCGTGACGTCGCCGATCCCGATCAGATCTTCGTCACGCTCGAAGATCGAGTAAGCGCTGATTTTTTGTGGCCAAAGTGGCATAAATCACCTTCTTTCGTTAAGCTGCAGCGGCTGCGTTTGCTTCGCCTTCAAACAGCGTGTCGAGATAGCCGATGTCGATCTCGAGCAAGTTCTCGATCCAGCTCGCAG